TAATGCTCCCGCGCCAGTACCCGCTTGGCGCATCACCCGCCCCTCACACGCCCTGCTGAACGGGAAACCGCACCAAAGTCATGGAGATGTCCAGGCCGTCTGGCGCAAGTACGGCTGGGTTCCCCCCACTGAGCAGAAGGAGCCCAAGCAATGAGCGCCAATATGTATGACGCTTGGGACTGCGGAGATCGTCCTGCCATCCGTGCCAAATTGGCCAAACAAGAAGCAATTTACCGTTTCGCAAAGCAATCCGGGTTCATTTGGCCTGAATGCTTTGATGAGGAGCTGGAGAAATTTGTCGCTTTGGTCGAGGCGGCTGAACGCGAAGCGTGTGCGAAGGCCATTGACGATCTGTCGCTGGCGCATCCGGGCCGTGCTGACCTCACGGCTTTGCAGTGCGCCGCCGCTATCCGCGAAAGGGGGCAGGAATGAACTATGATGATGGCGGTCAGGAATGGTACGAAACTGTAGCCCGCGAAGAGGAATACATCATGGAAAAACGTCGCGATTTCCGTGGGGAACTGGACTATGAGTTCAAAACGTCGGTAGCTCAATATTGCGGCTACTGTCTCCAGCCCCGAGCCGAGCGACTGTCGTGCTGCCATGAGGCTCATTGGAAAGAGTATTCCGAGCTGCCGCCAGAAAAACAGGCCATCCTGATTGATGAGCAAGTCGGGATCTATGAGAAGTGGTCGCGCAGATGAAGAAACTGACTGAACCTCAACTCTGGCAGCTACATAGTTACTGCAACATGATGGAGGTGGAAGGCTATTACTACGGAAACAAAGCGCAGTTCATGGCCCGCCACGAAAAGATCAAGCAATGGATAGAAACGCAATTGGAGAAAAGCAATGACAATACAGAAGCTGCTACAGACGAACGTCAATGAGCATGTAGAGAAGAAAAACAATCTGTCTTACCTGTCTTGGGCTTGGGCTTGGGCAGAAGCACTCAAGGCAGATCCCGCAGCCAACTACGAAATCCAACTGTTTGAGGAACACGGCGCAGAAGGTCGCTGCCGAACTGTCCCCTACATGACGATCAACGATACCGCTATGGTGATGGTATCGGTCACCCTGTTTGGCAAGCCGGTGATGTGCCAACTACCGGTCATGGACCACCGCAACAAGGCCATCTCTGAGCCTGATGCGTTTGCGGTTAACACAGCCATCATGCGGTGCATGACCAAGGCCCTAGCCCTGCATGGTCTGGGACTGTATATCTATGCCGGCGAGGATCTGCCGGAAGAAGGCCCTGTGCCGGCCAGCGTCAAGCACTCACCTCGAGATGGCATTGGCGAGGAACTGACCGACGAAGTCAAAGCATATCTGGTGGAACTGGCCGACAAGGTGAAAGCCCTGGTGGCCGAGAGTCGTCCTAAAGAAGCCCATTTCGCTATCGAAAGCGAAAACCTAGAGGCAGAACAAAAAGTCTGGCTCTGGGATCAACTGGACTCCAAAGTCCGCAGCACTCTTAAGAAAGCTAAAGAATGAATCAGCAATACGACAACACCAACCGTGGCAGTCTGTTCAAGAACGACAAGAAAACGGAAGAAAAGCACCCGGACCTGAGCGGGTCCATCAATATCGAAGGTATGGAATATTGGATTTCTGGCTGGTCCAAGGTCAGCAAGGGCGGTCAGAAGCTCATCAGTTTGTCTGTGCGCCAAAAGCAAGAGCAGACACGGCAAAGCAGCCAGCCTACCCGCGCTGCAAAGAAGGAAGAGTCTGACGATATCCCCTGGTAATCAACTTAAAGGAACCACCATGAAAAAACTGATCGCTATCGCCCTCCTGCTGGCCTCCGGCATTGCCGCTGCTGCCTGTCCCATCAACCAGCCCTATCGCTGCTATACCGGAATGAACGGTAAGCAGGTTTGCGGTTGTTTCTAATATAACGGGGCCGAAAGCAAGCCGGATCGTCGGGCTGACGACAGTATAGGGGGCACGTTGTTCCCCCCTTCAAGGTGATGCGGGAGATCAGCACCCGTCGGTAAGTGAGTAGGCCCCACCTTTATGGGGGAAAGCGGATGCTGTGCCTTCGCTGAGTCGGGGGGAAGTTAAACCACAGACGCAGCGAGTACCCCACCTTCAATATGACACACGTTATCATCAAAGGCGAACCGGCTTGCTTGGCAGTGAACTTCCATCTTCTCAAGGATGGGGCAGTGCTCAAGACGGTTAAAACGGTTGAGGGTCGTCAACAGCGCCGATTCAAATTAATCGATGTGCAGGAATATGACCCGATCCGCAATACCTACGAAGACATTGGACAGTTCTGGGCAGACTCCGTCACCGGCAGTCTGTACAAGCCCGACACCGGCCAGTGCCTGACTAGCTACCAAATCAGAATGATTGTGTAAGGAATCAATATGGCCACCTATGCCGCCCTAGAATCGGAGATCGTCCGCTGGAGTGAACAGCGACGAATTATTCCCAACAGCACCCCCCACGCTCAACTTTTGAAGGCCCTGTCTGAAATGGGTGAGCTGGCAGACGCAACGCTCAAAGATCAGAAAGATGAAATCATTGATTCCGTCGGTGATCTGATGGTCTGCATGATCAATTACTGCGCTTTGCTAGACCTCAATCTGGTGGACTGCATGGAGATCGCCTACGACCGAATTAAGCACCGCAAAGGCACTCTGATGGCCTCGGGTGTGTTTGTGAAGGAAGCCTGATGTCAGCCCGTGACACCCAGGTCGGTGGGGACCACTACAAAAACATGGCTGTTGAGCCGTGGGATGTGGTGGATTCCTGGCCGGTAGAGCAGCGTATCGGGTACTACCGGGGCTGTGCTCTGAAGTATGTGATGCGTATGGGCTCAAAGGATCAGTCTGAACAAGAGATCCTGAAGGCAGCACACTACCTGCAAAAGCTGGCAGAAGTGTTAGCCCTTCGCGAGTAGATACAGCCCCACGTTACCTACTGCGTAACCGAAATAGGCAATCCCCATACCGGCATTGCCTTTCATAAACTGTTCCAAGCTGACATAGGCGTACACTACGCCAACAGCAGCAATGAGTGGGGCACTCATAGGTCGCTGACATCTATGACTTGACCACGGAACTGAATGTGATTGTCCGAGAACTTCTGAACGACCTCAGGGTACAAGAGTTCACCATCCTTGAAAGTGAGGACAATGAAGCCCGAACGCCAGTTAGTCGGACCATCTTCGAGATAGTCTACGAATTGGGGCCCGTCGGTGTCCGCCAGCGTCCCGGTATCGACCCCATACCGCGTACCATTGTAGTCGGAGTACGGAGTCACCTTCAGGCTATGGAGGTGTCCAGTTACGATTGTTTTGCCGCTGCCTACAGTGTTGTTGTGAGTTGCATGGATGCCACCCTTGTAGCGGTGCTTGACCACCACATTATCAGTGAGCCAAGTGGACCAGCAGGGAATCCACGCTGGAAAATGGTCTTTGAGGTGGAACCCTCCTATCCCCTCAAACTCAGGAGCATTCTGAGCCAGCCTGTTCTCGAACCGAGCATCGTGATTACCTAGCGGCCAGACCAGCTTGACGTTGTGTCTAATTTTGCGTGCAGCCTCTTCAATCTCACCCAGACACGCTTCGCAAGCCTTGAGTTCTTGGATCACAGAGGGCTTTGAATCCCACCCGATCCTGGGAAATCTACTGATCGCGGCGCCGTCAAAAGCGTCGCCATTATTTATTACAGCCTTGGGTTGTAGAGTACTAATTGCCCACAGTAGACCCTTGAAAGCGGTAGTGCGGATACCCGGCCAGAAGTGTGCATCACTAAACACAAGGACCGTACCATTTTCGATACCCAATAAGTATCGTGCTGCATGCTCATGGGCCGTCTGGCGGTGATTCCACGACTTGGATCGATGGTCTTTAGCCTCGAGTTCCACCGCATATTTAAGCTCAATGCGACGGCGACGGGCATGAACAGCACGTTCTTGGATGCCTAGCCTTTGAGAGATCGCAGCCGCTGATTTCAGCGTGCGCCACAGCTCGATAAATTCTTCATCGCTCACTGTTTTATTTGCCATGCGGACCCCAATACGCGCTCTAGCACATTGATTACGCGGTGCTCGGCGCTATCGAGCTGCTCCGGCGTGGCTTTCGGATCTTGCGCCACTTGGATTAGCTCATACAAAAAAACGTGCAACGTCTCATGCAACGCAGTGTGCGAGAGCGATTGTTTTGTAATGGCTTCTGCCCCAAAATCACCTAATCGGTAAATGGCTAGGCGGGCAGGACTGTCGCACTCAACCGAAGCCATAGCCCCTCTAGCGGGCTTCAGGCCTTTTTCTATGCGCCAGTCTTGCAGATTCAGGACACGCTGCCAATGCTGGATAAACCCGTCGAATTCTTGCGCCTGATTTTCGTTGGGTTTATTTGCCATATCACACCATTTTCAAGGCAGCGTCTTTCACTTCAGTGACACGCCGGCCCCAACCTTTGCCAAAGGTGGCCCAGGTTGACAGGGCTTGCAAAAAATCTAAGCGAGTCTGCTGGTACTTATCCACAAGCTCCAGAGCCGGCATAGCCTCTACAGCCTTCAAAGTGCCCGGTCCAATAGCGCCATCCACTGTCACCCCTACAGTCTGTTGGAGCCACTTTGCAGCCCTGCCAGGACCAGAGTTAATAGCAGCATCAAAGACGATGTAGTCAACGCCGTCTGGAAGATCATCACCCTTGACCTTATCCCAGTATTTGGCTTTATACAGGGGGGCAACGTCAGCAGGAGTTAAGGCCCGCATAGCCTTTTCATCCACTGGATGGCCTACCCATTCTTCCCAAACGCGCTGAGTACACCCTAAATTAGTACGACCTCCTGGGTCTTTGGGGTGATCGACATACCCTCCTTCGTGGTGGAGGATGGCCGCTAGGGCTGCGTCGAAATTATCTTTCACTTCTTAGACCTCATCTCCATGATGTTCTCGAGTGTCTTGCCGCCAAAGTAGGCCGACATGATAAGCATGCCCCACTGGCCAAGCAGTTGAACGTAGGATTCTTTAGCGTCATAACCGAACGCGCTCATCAGAGCAAACAAGAAGTAGCCGATGAAAATCGCCACCAGGGACATGGGGCGAATGTTCTTAGACAGCCAGCTATCGGTGGCAGCATCTGCCGTCCAGCGAGAGGTGACGTTGTTCTGCTCTGTCTTGTAGACCTCGGTTTCGTTAGCCATCTTGGCTAATTCACCATCCTGCGCCATCTTAGCCAGCTCAAGTTGTGCTTTGGCCTTGGCTTCAGGATCAGGGATTAGTTTGTCGATGAGCTTGCCACCGACTTCCAATAGTGCTGTGAGTGGAAACATTAGAGCTTAAATCCTCTGTTTTGAAGAAAGTCCATAAAAACGTATCCAATACCGACAACACAAGCCCACACTAATCCCGTCAAACTTTTCTCAATGACGGCATCTCGGAACTTGATCTTTCGGGCTTCAGCAGCAATAGCCAAACGCACCCACTGCATTTCTTCTTCAGTCAGTTCCTTTTTAGGAACAGCTTGCAGTGCAACAGTTAGATCGGCAATTAATTGGGCGCGTTCATCGGCATTCATATTTACCTCATACGCTGCTGGAAGCCGCCGCTAGCCTTCTGGATTTCCTCCAGCAGAATAGCAATCCGGCTAGGGTCCCGCTCGGTTTGCAGTTGTTGATTCAATTCGCGAATATACACAGGGTTGCCAGCATTGACATACCCCATGCCCACTCGACCCAATTCTTCGCCTTTGCTTTGGAAAATGTTCGGAGAGATACCGATATCTTTGACAGCAGCTTCTGCTCGGCCCATTGCCTCACGGGCTTCAGGGGTGCTAGCCAACGCTAGGTCCGTCATGGCCAGCAAAGCACCGGTTACACCGCCCACCTTGACCATCTTGCTCTTGCTTGCGCCAACAGGCTTAAACACCCCGCTGACGGTATCCGGCTTCTTACCCTCAGCCAGCATAGCGTCCCGAGTGGGAGCACCAGCCGCCTTCAGAGCATCTGCCGCCCATTCACGGGCCTGAGCATCAGAAGCGGGATAGCCTTTCGTCCGCACAATTTCTTGCGCCACTTCACGACTACGCGCTGCATTAGCTAGCGAATCGTAGTATTGAGCATTGGGGACAAAGGCCATGCCAGCAGGAACTTCAGCAGGGGCAGCAAACGCTCCACCCTTGGGCATACGGGCTCGGGCAGGACCAGTGCCAGGGAAGGCCGGCTGACCAGAACCAGTGCGTGCAGGAGGCGCGGCTGCTCCAGCAACTTTGGGAGTCTCAGGGGCCTCTACAGGCTTGGCCAGCTCATCCTTGACCACTGCCTTAGCCACTTCGCTGCCCGGTTGGTCGGTCACTAGCGCAGCAGCAGTACGCGGTGCTTCAGCCACAGGAGGCGCTACAGGAGGAGCAGGAGGAGCCACAGGAGCAGCAACAGGCGCAGGCGGCGCAACAGGAACGCCAGGAGCGCCACCCAAACCGGCTGCTTGCCCTTGACGCAGTCTGGCTTCCAGTTGAGCCATTCTGTCCGCAGGCTCAGGAGTAGGAGGAGCCGTAGGCGGAACTTGCGGAGGAACTTGCGGCGGAACCTGAGGAGTAGTCCGAGCATCAGGAGCCAGCCCCAAATCCCGACGCATTTGCAAAACCTGCAACTGCTTCATTTCCCGGTCTAGCGCACGGTCTTGATGCCCTTGATACAGCTTATACAGACCAAGAATACCGCCAGCAGCCGCCAAGCCGCCTGCACCATACATCATGTTTTCAGATGCTTGCGGAAAGGTCTGAGCGCCTTCAGGCAGACGGTTCATTACTTCCGTCAACATGCCACGATTTGCTTCAGGACCAATACTGGCAGCTCCAGATTGTTGCTGTGCAACAGCGGCATCAATCTCGTCTTTTGAATAGCCGGCCTCGGAAGCCTCTTTGCGAAATTGTTCAGCATTAAACGCCATGATTAACGCCCCCCGTTCTTTTTAAGCAGATCTGCTAACGCAGGGCGGGCTACGCGGGCAAGGGTGCCAGCCGTCTCGCTTTCACTGGGCAGAATGCTGCCTTCCGACGCTTGTGCCGCTTTCTTTGCGGGCCCGGAGAATTTGCGTTCAAGCAGCGTGGGATTCGGAGTTGCTTTCGTTTCAGCACCACCCAAACCCAGTTCAGCAGATCGACGCTCCGCAAAGGTGGAAGGCGCAGCAGGTTCAGCAGGACGACCTTTTGGCGGAGCACGATTAAACATCTCTTTATTTCGCGCCGCATAAGCCGCCGCTAGGGCCTTGTACTCATCCGATCGTGCAAACGCCGCTTCAAGCTCCATAGCCTGGGGCAGCATGCCTTTGGCCTTGTACGTTTCCATTTCCTTGGCGCGCCACTTGGCATAGGCTTCCATAGCGTCAGCATTAAATTCATGGGCCAGCATGCTTGCCTCGGCACGGTTGAATTCATCACCAGCCGCCATAGCTGCCGGGTTCTTCAGGAACGGCAGACGCAACTCGCCCATGTTGGCATTGGTCTTTTCCAAGCCATATTGCAGGTCAAAAGCACGACCCAGCAACGCACGCTCTTCAGGCTTGAGGTTATTGAACACCTCGCGTTTGAGGAACGTCGCAGCATCCCGCGTAAATTGCGAGTTAGATTCCGTGCCTTCATGCAGAGTTTTCTGCAAGCTCTCCAGTTGGCTTTTGCTCAGAGACTGGCCGCTGGAGTTCTGAATCGTCCGATCTGCACCCAGCTTAAAGCCCATTGCAGCTAGCATAGGCTTGAGCGCTTCAGCGTATTCCGCCCCAACTTTGTTGTCCGAGCTATTGATGGCCTGAGACAGACCAGTCAAACCAGCAGAACGATTCTGAGACTTTGAGGTTTGTTCGCTAGAGAACAGACCAATTTCTTTACGCTGGGCAGGCGTCAGGTCCAGATCGTAAAGTTGCTGGAAGATGCCAGCGGCTTCTTGAGCTGCTGCACGCTGCCCAGGAGCCACAGTCTGACCCAGAGCAGCCATCTTGGTCGAGACAGCATGCGCTTCAGCATTAACCGTTGACAGTTTCTTTTCCTGTTGGAAACCCAGCGCATTTTCAAGCGAGGGCAAAAAGCCACCGCGCTCATCAACTTCTTTGGGAGTCAGCAGTTGGCGAGAAGTAGAGTCACGGACCGAAATAATTTGGCCCAGCTCATTCATCGTGCGTTCTAGCTGACGACCATTACGGTCATAGCCCAAAGACGTAGTAGGCTTGCCGCCGGTAATGAACTGACTCCAGTTCTTATTGCCGATCAGCCATTCAAAAAATGCACGACCTTTTTCGGGCCGATCCGCAATAGTTTCATAAACTTGTGCGGCTGCAATATTGCCTTGCGGAGTGCCAACACCCCCGGCCTTCACAATGGGAGTGATGTCCTTTTCAAACTCCGTCACAGCACGATTCATCGTCTCAGCCGATTTACGAATCGCACCTTCATACGGAGTACCCTTGGCCCGAGAGGTCAATGAATACATGGACGCAGGATTGCCACTTTGAATTGCATCTTCGTAAAGAGTATGCAAGTCAGCAGGGGCCGAGACAGTAGGGGTAGCACTGGGTGCTACAGCAGGCGCTGCATCGGTTGGAGGCGCTACTGCGGTCCCTGCGTTTGTTTGCTGGTCAGGCGGTGCAATTGCGGCCATTACTGCGCTCCCCAAAAACTATCAATCTGTTTATTCAAATCTGGCAGCGTCACGGTGGCGGGCGTCGTAGGGCCCCCTGGCAAAACCATAGGTTTGACACCCAAGCCAACAGGACGCATCGGATTTAAGCCTACGCCACTGGGAGCCATACTCGTGGGAGGAGCAACACCCTGGCCCATTGCGGTAATGCCACCCATATTGCTTTGCAGCGAATACGGAGTGGTATTCGGCTGATACAACATGCCCGCCAAAAGTTGAAACAGACTTCTGCCGCCTGGAGCATGCATGGCTTGTCCAGCATACGACTTTTCAGCCGTACCAAACATTCCCAGGCCGGCATTTGCAAAAGGATGACTGTCAGCCATTTTTGCTCCTTAGCCTTTGAATCCAAAGCCCTTGCTGGAGCTTTGACCGGTGGTGCTTTGAGTGCCCTGAAAGTTAGGCGTAGTGCTGCCCTGCGGAGTGCCATATACGACAGCCGCATACTTGCTGATCAGATCTTGAGGAGTCTGAGCAAAACCAATACGGCTAGCCGCAGCTTGTTGAGCGCCAGTCAAACCAGTTTGACCAGCTTGCAACAAAGTATTAGCCGCTTGCTGACGCTGGCCTTCAATGGCCGCAGACGTAGTAGCTGCCACATTGCCCAGACGGGCTTCCGACAGGCTTGCCAGATTTCGAGCAGCCAGTAAACCGCGTGCCGAATTCATTTGTCCAGCACCGCCATACATGGCATTTTGCTGGTTCATTTCTTCACGCACAGCTTCCCGAGCAGGTTGCAGTGCAGCAGTAACTTGCTGGCTTTTATATTCCGGGCTAAACAACTGGGCCAGTTGCGACAAACCGCCAAGGTAAGCAGCAGAACCACCCGCTTCTTGCAACGCACCCGCTCGTTGAGCAGTCCCAGTAGCAGCTTGAGCAGCTTCAAGAGCCGCAGGAGTAGCTTGTCCTAAAGCGGATTCAGCTTTGCCAAGCGTGCGCTCATAAGCAGGAAAAGCAGTGCCGGTTAGGAAGTCGGTTTGTGCACCCAACATCCGTTTTTGTTCAGGGGTGAGTTGAACTTGTTGGGAACCTTGTGAGGAACCACCACCAAAACTGAAGCTCATTTAGATCCCCTTCCCACGCATGGAGGTCATGCCTTGAATAGCCTGATTATCTCCGTTTTGTACAGTGTTTGAATACCTATTTGGCACGCCCATTGCCGGTTGTCCCGACATGCCAGGATAGGTCACGTTAGACCCACCTTTTCCCGAAGGCTGAGCAGGCTGGATAGGCTGCTGTACGCCATAGGATACATCAGTCGGATTGGGATTGATGCCGGTTTGAGACGGCCGCTCTGTTTCCATTGGCGTAAAAGCACCCATGATTATTGGCCCTTCATGCTGTCAAATCTCCAATTTTCACCCGAAGTATATTGGAGGCGTCATATACTTTAATTACATTGTTATAAATCTCTACCCGAGCCCCTGTCGTACCACTTTTAATAGTCGTATTACCACTGGCATCAACAGTAAATCTATTATTAATATCTAGCGATCCGGCTGTAATGGTGCCAAGGTTAGCAGTGATTGCAGATAACTGAGCAACAGATAAGTTATTTGCGGTAATTGAATTGGCAACAATTAGATCGCCAGTCAAGATTTTTTGATAAACCGCCCATCCGCCAATGTATTTGTATTGAATAGACGCCGTGCCACTGGCGTAGTTAACAATACACATGTCGTTTTCCACAGGGAGGCGACCAATAGAGGCCAGCACTTCTACATCTGTGGGAGGGGAAAAGTCATTGGCAGCGCGAATGACCGCAAAGTTGGCAGGCGAACTGGTGGACGCAGTGACAAAGTCTAGGTCGATACTGACCCCTGGATCTTCTCTGTAGAACTGCGAAGGAGCTGTCGTGCTCACCACAAACGTGATGGACCGCCCACCAGATGTCAGATAAAACAAGAATTTTGTCGTGCCAAAACCACCAGCCGCTTCATACCAAATGTAATCAGCAGGATTGGTTGATTCCACGGAAGAATCGGTGTTGCGAAGACCGTAATAGGTTTTATTGGTCGGGCTATTGCTAAACCCTACCGAGCCATCAAAACTGTCCGCATACTTGACTGCAATATATTTATAGATATAGGCAATCACAATGCCACCGGGTGCAATGATTTGCCCGGTAGTTTCGTTTGCTGCCAATCCCGTCACCAAATTACCTAGCAGGTAATTGACCGCCTCCGACAACTCGGATTGACTGGGATTCCCATCAAGTGCGAATAGCATTAGAAGGCATCCTCCACGTTGCTGGCCTGCCAGTTGATGGCCGTCAGGTTCCAAGTATCCGTAGCATCATTGGACTCGACCTTGACTGCTACCGTGCGGAAGTTGTTTTGCTGGGTCGTGACCCACGGCGTATCCGTTGCAATATTCGTTACACCAGTTTGCCCATAAATGGCGGTCTGCGCTGTGGAATTAGCCCCGCCAACCGTGATATTAATTGTTCCACTGCCAGACACTTCCGGCAGCAGACGGTGGACATAAATCTTGGAGCTGTATGGGATCGGGCCTTTATCCGTAGCCATCTGCAAGTTGGTCCGCTCAAACTTGGCAGGGATGGCCGCATTGTTGATAAAGGAGTTGCCGACATTGGTCTGGATCAGCTTGCTGCCAGCGACATCACCGCGTGCATAGGTGACAGTGCGGGAAGCAAAGTTAAAGCTGCCACTGACGACCTTGGGGCCTTCAGTGCCCATACAGGCATCTTCAATGTCTTTAGGAGCGTTCCACAGTTGAACGTCGTAGCGATACGACAGCATCTTGTTGCACCAGCCGGTACTGGTCAGGTCCGGGTAGTAGATTTCGATCTGGTACTTCTGGGTATTGTTGACCATAAAGACACGGTCAAAATACGTTGGGCTCAGGTTGTCATAGAAGTAATTCTTGACCCGCTGGTTGCCCAGAGAGGTAAAACTGGAGCCGTCAAACACCCAGATATCTCGGGCATCCAAGCCATAAACGCTGGAATCCGTGTTGGTCCAGCAGTTGTTATTGAGCAGGCCCCTACCCTGATTTAGCAGACGTACACCAAAGATA